CAAAACAAAAAATGAAAGTGATTTATATGCAGCTGCAAAAGATTGGGGTGTTGACGCCAAGGCAGAAATGTATAAACTACCTGCCATTTATGTTGGCGCATATGCAGAAAAAGATGCTGAAATAACTTTAGAGTTATGGCAAGAATTAAAGAAAGAAATTTTACACCAAGATATACAATCTATTTTTGATCTTGAGACGGAACTTTTTCCATGTTTGGTAGCGATGAGATTTCGTGGGGTTCGAGTGGACGTTCAAAAAGCTCATACAATGAAGCAAGAGTTAGCGCAACAAGAAGCCAAGTTAATCCAGCAAGTAAAAAAAGAAACATCAATAGACACTCAAATATGGGCTGCAAGATCAATCGCACAAGTTTTTGATAAACTAAAACTAGATTATGATAGAACTGAAAAAACATCTGCTCCTTCCTTTACTAAAAATTTTTTACAGAATCACCCCCACCCAACAGTGAAACTAATTGCCCAGGCTCGTGAAATAAATAAAGCCCATACCACTTTCATTGATACCATATTAAAACATTCACATAAAGGTAGAATACATGCTGAAATAAACCAATTAAGGTCAGATAATGGCGGAACGGTAACAGGCAGATTTAGCTATTCAAACCCAAATTTACAGCAAATACCAGCTAGAAACAAAGACCTTGGACCACGGATTAGGGCTCTATTTGTGCCCGAGGAGGGCCATACATGGGGTTGTTTTGACTATTCTCAACAAGAACCTAGGTTGGTAGTGCATTATGCAGCTTTACAGAATCTCTATGGAGTGGACGAGGTATTGGATGCGTATCGTGAGGGCGATGCGGATTTTCATACAATTGTTGCTGATATGGCAGAGATACCTAGATCACAGGCCAAGACTATAAATCTTGGTCTGTTCTATGGTATGGGTAAAAATAAATTACAAGCAGAGTTAGGTGTATCTAAAGATGTGTCTGATAATTTATTTAAACAATATCACAATAGAGTACCATTTGTTAAACAACTAATGGACAACGTCATGCAACGTGCTCAAGAGTCTGGTAAAATTAGAACTTTACTTGGCAGACTTTGTAGGTTTCATTTGTGGGAACCTAATCAATTCGGTATACATAAAGCATTACCACACGATGCAGCGCTCTTGGAACACGGACCAGGGATCAAGCGTGCGTACACATACAAAGCATTAAACAAATTGATACAAGGATCAGCAGCTGACATGACAAAGAAAGCTATGATAGAATTACACAAAGAGGGAATCATACCGCATATACAAGTACATGATGAACTTGATATATCTGTTGAGAGTCCTGAACATGCAGAAAAAATAAAAGACATTATGGAATCTGCTGTTGACTTAGAAGTACCTAACAAGGTAGACTATGAATCTGGTCCCAATTGGGGCCAAAT